TCCAGCCGTGTCAATTAACATTATTAACTTAAATAAGGTTGCGTTTATACTAAAGGACTGTTTTGACACCAATAGTAGGGTCAAACAGTATTTTATTGATAACACCACCTCTACGGAAAGATTTGCTATTATAGTCAATTCGGATAATATTCCTGCAGAATTTAAATCAAAACTAATTAAGGCATCATCACTACCAAAATTAAGAACGAATGTTGGTGCTAAAAAACGTAACAAGTGGGTTGGAAAAGTGTATTCAATTGGTAGACACCCCTCGGTAGTTCGTAAAGTTAAATTTCATTCTGTGATGGGTGAAGAAATTGAGTCTATAGATAACGCAGTGTATATTGAATTTGAGGATGCTAGGTCTATTGATTCGTGTACTATCTCGGCATATAAGGCATATAATTATTGCAGTCTTAATAATAAGACGCTGTTTGCTGTAAAAAAAGGAATTCGACCATCAAAGAATTTTGTTAAGTTTCAGGATTTAATTCAGTTGAAAATTAATGAAATACCGGCGGCCTCGCTTATTAGAAATACCATTTTAAATATGTTCGACGCTACTAATATCAACGTTTTATCAGTTATTCCTAATAAAAATAATATAGCTGAAATTAATGAGTTGAAGGAACTAACAAAATTTTTACCAAAAGATGATACATTATATAGGTTGTGGGTTGATTTTCATCAACTTATTAATGTCCCGGTTTCGGATATAAACATTGATAAGGAGAAGAAGCAAATTGAGTGTTTTTTTGACAAATATCCAATTTTGAAACATATTAAGACATCTGGAATGAACGATTTTTCGGTGTTGGATGACTACATTATGCTTATTAACAATGGAGGTAACAATGTATAGCTATATTATTTGTGACGATCTTGCAACTTTAGTGAACTGTGAAACTGGAGTTTCAACTACTGTCCATCAAGACAATGAGAAGTTTGAGCGGTTTTGCAGTATGCTTGGTGAGGGGGATTATGCCAACGCGGAACAGTTTGCAAATGCAAAAGTTGCAGTCGAGAAATTTGTGGATAACATGAGCAACTCTGCACAAGATTTTGTGGTTCGGATTGATGGTGGTAACTTGTTTTATTCAGACGATGGCTCGGTTACATGGAAACAACTTCACAACGCAATTGCCGATCGAATTGAACAGAAGGCATCAAAGGGATATTCTGTTACCCCAATGCTCAATTTCGTGAAAAATATGCTGTGCAACCCCTCTAAAACAGCAATTGATGAATTGTATCTATTCTTAGAGAACACACATCTTCCTATTACTGAGGATGGATGTTTCATTGCTTACAAGATTGTGGGACCAAATTACATGGATTTGTATTCTGGTAAATTTGATAACAGTGTGGGTAATGTTTGTGAAATGCCACGCCGAGAGGTTGACGACAGGCGAGACAAAGTTTGCTCAAACGGATTGCATTTTTGCAGTAAAGAATATTTACCACATTATGGTTCGCACACCGGATCTAAATGTATGCTAGTAAAAATTAATCCTGCAGACGTAGTCAGCATTCCATCTGACTATAATAATGCAAAAGGACGAACCTGCAAATACGAAGTGGTTGGTGAGGTCGAATCATTGTCATGGCGAGAGGATTTAACTGAACGAGATTATGTCGATTCTCCTGTTGTGGATTCTTTTGGTGAAGATGTATTCGACGACTATTTTAATGACCAACCATTCGATGAGGATGAACTATTATCATCAATTGAAAGATTGTGTGTCGAAAATGGAGTTTTCTATTCAGCCAATGATATGCAATGGAAGAATTCAAGTACCGGAGAATATGTTTCTCGTTCTACTATTATTGATATTCTTGGTATTCCTTGTGATGATGTAATAACATACGAAGAAAATTTTCTATGAGTCACGATCCAGTAAATCATCCTAATCATTATACCTCGCACCCTAGCGGTGTTGAATGTATCACAGTTACCGAACATTACAATTTTTGTGTTGGGAATGCAATAAAGTATTTATGGAGACAGGGGCTTAAGCGAAGTGAATCTCAGTTAACTGAGATAGAGAAACAAATTGAAGATTGCCAAAAAGCCATTTGGTATATTCAACGTCATATAGAAAATATTCAGAAAGGCGCTTTCGGACAACCCAGATGACGCTGTAACTATTACGGAGCATGACTATGGAAATTACAACATTTTTTAACTTTATTGTGGGCGCTGCTGTTGGTTGGTTTATCGCCCAAATTCTTCTGCTGTTTTTTCAGAACGAGATATTCGCGTTCATGGATCGCCTTATTGGCAGGGTTCGTAGAGCATGCCGATTGGATGAAGATGTCTAGCCACCGAATGTTTTGAGGGATTGTGTCATAGAAAATATTTAGAAAGGGGAAATATGCCAAGGAAAGCTAAAAACAAAATGAAGTCGTGGAGGAAAAATAGTCCTGGGGTTGGTTTGGGTAGGTCTAAAAAGATTAAGGATTTAATCGAGGGTCATACCATGATTAAAACACTACACGAATTGGGGCAAAACTTGATTGATAGGTTTGAACCTGTTACAATTCTATCTAGATATGAATCAAAAAAGAAAGGTGTGACCAATGAAGCTGTCTAAACAAACTATTGAAGTACTGAAAGTCTGGAGTTCGATCAATACGAACTTAGTTATTCAACCAGGCAAAACTGTTTCTACCATGAGTGTAGCCAAGGATATTATGGCTACCGTTGATGTTTCAGAAAATTTTGATAAGCAAGTTTCTATCTTCAATCTGAATGAACTACTGGGTGTGTTGTCTAGTTTTGACGATCCGGATATTGAGTTGGAAGATAAATTTATGCTTATCAAAGAAGGCAAACTTTCGGTTAAGTATGTATATGCGGATGCTGCACTTTTGGTTGCACCATCTAAAACTATTACAATGCCAAAGGCTGAGGTTTCTTTTGATCTATCTGCTAATGTGCTATCTAAAATTCAAAAGATGGCTGGTATCTTGGCGGTTGATGATCTGTCCTTTATTGGTGACAAGAAGAAAATTATTGCTAGAGTATGTGATTTGAAAAATCCTTCTGGTAATAATTTTGATATTGATCTGGAAACTAAAACTAAAGATGAGTTTATTATTAATTTCAAGGTCGAAAAAATCAAATTATTGCCCGGCGATCATACTGTCTCTATTTCGTCCAAAAAGATTAGTATGTTCGAAAATACTACATACAAATCTACTACGTTTGTGGCAGTTGAATCTACATCTGAATTTAATTAACTCAGGATGAAATTATATTATGGTTACAAGTGATCTTAAGCACACAATATGGGTAGAAAAGTTTCGCCCGAAGACAATTGACGAATGTATTTTGCCAAAGTCGATTAAGGATGAAGCAAAGGGGTTTGTAGCGCAGGGTCATTTCCCGAACATGCTATTCACTGGAACTGCTGGTGTCGGTAAAACTACACTAGCACGAGCAATGTGTAATGAAATTGGTGCGGACCTATTGGTTATTAATGCATCATCTGAAAACGGCATTGATACAATTCGAACTAAGATTGCACAGTTTGCATCTACTGTTTCGTTCAGTGATAGTAAAAAAGTAACACTGTTAGATGAAGCGGATTACCTAACAGCACAGGCACAAGCCGCACTGCGAAATTTCATCGAAGAGTTTGCTGGAAACCATTCGATGATCTTCACCTGTAACTTCAAGAATAAGATAATTGAACCTCTGCATTCTCGTTCTGCCGTATTTGACTTCAAAATACCTTCTGCCGAGCGCCCTGAATTGATGACTCAATTCTTTAAGCGTGTCGCTGAGATTTTAGTAATCGAAAATGTTGAATATGATAAAAAGGTTGTGGCTGAAGTTGTCAAGAAACATTTTCCAGATTTCAGACGTTGCCTAAATGAGTTACAGCGTTACGCAGCATCAGGCAAAATTGATTCTGGGATTCTACTGGATTTTTCAACTGAGGCATTTTCAGCGTTAATAAAATCCATGAAGGAGAAAAAATTTAGTGACGTTAGGCGCTGGGTTGCACAGAATTCCGATATGGATACCTCAATGCTGTTTCGATCATTTTACGATATTGCAGTTGAAAAAATGTTACCTAAATCATTGCCTCATGTAGTTCTGCTTCTAGCAGATTATCAATATAAGTCTGCGTTTGTTGCAGACCAAGAAATTAACACAATGGCATTTTTTACTGAGGTTATGTTTAATCAGAATGTTGAGTGGAAGTGATGACACCATTCGATATAATCAATGCTGTTAATGAAAAGAAGGAGATAGATCGATCTGAAATGATCTCTAACTACAGTCCATTTATCATCAATCGTGGACTGTCTATGGTTCGTGATACTGTATTTTTTGCAAACGAAATGAATCAACGAGCACATCTAGATAAAGATGAGCAGTTTGATTTTTATTTTGGTTCTATTCCTAAGGGAAAAAGATGGGGTAAGTGGGCAAAGGCGGATAAACTGGAACAAAATTTAGTAGATGTCATGGGATTCTTTTGCATAAATAGAAGTGTAGCAGAACAGTATTTGAGGATACTGACTGATAAACAACTAGAAGAAATACACGAAAAACAAAACTATGGTGGAAAGAAAAGGTGACTTATTATGACTATACTACTAGATAATGGTACTGTTTTGGGGGTTCAGGTTGAACTGGAAGATCCGGATGCCTTTCTTAAGGTTAAAGAGACACTAACACGAATTGGTATTCCCTCATTAAGAACGAAAACGTTATTTCAAAGTGTGCATATTTTGCATAAACGAGGGAATTACTATATAATGCACTTTAAAGAGATGTTTGCATTGGATGGTAAGTTATCCAACATGACAGACGATGATGTTAAGCGCCGCAACCTCATTACTTCTCTTCTTGAAGAATGGGGACTGTTGAAAGTTAAAATTGCATTAACTGACAAGGCTAAAATTGGTTCAATTAAAGTTATTCCGTTTTCTGAAAAAAATGATTGGCAACTGGAGGCTAAGTACTCAGTTGGTGGTAAAATCAAAAAGCATTCTGACGCCTAATTTTGGGCAGAATCGGTCGCATCTACTGTTTAGATGCTTTCTTGCTTCATAGAAGGAGATTTTTATGACAAAAACTAAAGACTATTTAACAAATTGGGTTGGGTTTGACGATTTATTTAAGACATTTGATTCTATTCTTGATGGTAATCGAAAATTCGTGACTCAGTCATTCCCGCCATACAATATCAAGCGAACATCTGAAAATAGTTACACTATTGAGATGGCTTTAGCTGGTTTTGGAAAAACCGATATTGATGTTACCATTGACGGAAACGAACTAAAAGTTTCTGGTAAGATCGAACAGAAGACCGAAGATTATTTGTATAAGGGTATTTCTGAAAGATCATTCAACAAATCATTTACGTTAGCCGATAACGTTGTAGTTAAGAATGCAGAAATGGTTAATGGAATGCTTAAAATCATTCTAGATGCAGTTCTTCCTTACAAGGCCGAGGCTAGGAAGTTAGAGGTTAAGTGAAAACTCTGCCAATCACCATTCTACCAGAAATTAAACGAGGTGATTGGCGGTTTAAAACATCTGTAAATGAAATAGATGGGATTATTTGTATTGTTGCATTTAATCCCATCTTTCAATACGCAGTAGTTAAATATTTTGATAGCGAAAATTTAGCATTCGACTGGGTTGAGTATTTAATTATTCAGTCATCAAATTTGAAGGAAATGAAGTAGTACTGTAAAATATAATTTTCACGTGAGGTTATTATGCGTTTAGGTGAACCCCCTTTTCTATCAGTGCAAGGTGAAGGCAATAAGACGGGTGTTTTGACTTTATTTGTTCGTTTGTTTGGGTGTAATCTTGAGTGTGGTGGATTTAAACAAAAATGCCCAACAGACCCGACTACATGGATACTTCCTCAATTTACTGATAAGCAATATAAAGAAACTCAATCACTATCCGAGTTACCCGTTTTTGAATATGGTTGTGATTCTGGATATAGTTGGTCCCATATTTATAAACACCTAGCAAAAGATTATACCAATGAACAATTACTAGATGACATTAGAAAAATTGTACCGACATGGTTGCACGATAATACGTCAAATCAAATTGAATTGTGTTTTACTGGTGGCGAACCAATGCTTCAGCAGAAAAAAATAATTGATTTTTTGGAGTTTGCTTTTGGTTCTTGTTTTTATTCTGACGTGAGTGATTATCCGCAAACAATTCAAGTTGAAACAAACGGTACAGTACCACTAAGACAAGAGTTTTTTGACTGGTTCAATGAAAAGTATCTATCTACGTTAAACTGGAATGTGTCACCAAAATTGTTTAATGTTTCTGGTGAAAAGGATGCATGGTATCCAGAAGTGATACAATCGTATTTTAATTTATCCAACAACGGTCATCTCAAGTTTGTCATTGACAGTGATACCGTATCCTGGAATGAACTAAATGATAAGGTTAAACGGTTGAGAGACAGAGGAGTTTTTGCACCTGTTTATGTCATGCCAGTTGGATCAACTAAAGAGCAGCAAACCGATACTAATGAACTAGAAAAAATTGCAATTAGAGCGATCGAAAATGGTTACCATATTAGCGGTCGGTTGCAATCAATTTTATTTTCCAATAAGGTGGGTACATGAGTGACGTTATTTTTCATCCATATAATGCAGTTGTCAATGACATTGAGGATATTCATAGGTGGTGTGGCTCGACTTCATTTGCTCCTGATGTTATAGTGGGCATTTCGCGGGGTGGAGTATTTCCAGCAATTCATCTATCTCATAAATTTAACAAACCACTTGAAGTTCTTAAGTGGTCTACTAGAGATTTTGAAGAACGAGATCATCTTAAGTGGGTAGATATGGTGGTTAGTTCTACTGAAGGTCGGAAGTTTTTGATTGTTGAAGACATTGTAGATTCGGGAAAAACAATGCGTGAAATGTTTTCGACAATTGCAGAGTATTCGCAGCACGATCTAAAAAATATAAAAACTGTTTCATTATGGTTCAATACTTCACAAACTGAATTTGTGAATGACTATTATTGTCACCCAATCTCACGCAATGATGATAAACGATGGATTGTATTTCCCTGGGAAACATGAAATATTTTAATCATTCTCGTGTTCGTTCACACTGGTTCCCTGTAAAATTATCTAACACCAGTCCGTTGAATTTTGATTGGATTAGATTTAAGTTGTCTAACACACCATCAGATCATAGATTTTATATTTCAAGATATTTGAATACTGTTTATTTCGAAAGTCTTGCTGACGCTACTTGGTTTTCTCTAACGTATGAACACCACTAAAACACACGACGGTGTTTCTGTATTAGATGAGATAACTATAGACGGCAAACACTTTTATTTGGTGGATCCCGGTGTCGCTAGATATATGGGTGGAGTTTTAGTCCGGTATTATGTTTGTCCTAAGTCTCAATTTAAGCGAGATATAAATAATCTTGTTGATGTTGTTAACCAGGAGGCTGAAGATGAAGTACGCAATTCTGAATCTAGTTAATAAGAGGTACTCAGTTTCAAG